CGACCTCACACCGTCGCCGATGCGAGCTTCTGATCCGGCGCGGCCGCGCTGCACGATGGCGACGTGGTTGATCCGGATATCTTTCTGGATGGCGTCGTACTTCTCGCCCGCTGGCGTGGTGCCCGGCTCCCAGGCGAGATCGCAGGTGTAGCCGGCAGAGAGCTCGCGCTTGCCGCCCTCGATTTCACCGATGGTGGCACCATCCATGACAATGAGCGGGACGCGGACGAACTCGCCGTCTCTGGCGACCTCGTCGCCGATCTGGCCGACCGACAGGGTTTTCCAATTGTCGGCGGTCACGGCTTCGTCGGGATGGTCGTTCGTCACCGGCTTGTGCGCGTAGCTGCCGAGGCTGGCCCTGTCGAAGACCTGATCCTCGGGCCGATATACCTTCACGACTGGCATTTCCGGCTTGCCGACCTCATGGCCTGCATAGAGCTGGATGCCGGTGCGCGCGGTGCGAACGTCCGCAACAAGGTAGCCGTCGGCGGTCCGTCGCGTGCCCGCGATCGGTGCAGCATCTATAAATTGCATGTTAGTAATCTCCCAACCGACTCGACATTTCGCCGACCAAATGCATCACTGGTTTCGCTTCACCAGGAGATGTCGATGAGACTTGCAGTATTTCACCGCCCGTGGGGCGATAACCCGCCTGTGTACGTAAACCCAGCCAACGTGCTGGCTATCGAGACCATTGGCGACAGTACTTCCATTTACATGTCTGCGCCCCAGCGCGACGGAGTTTTCACAATCGCGGTGAGAGAACCGGTCGAATCAGTTCGGCATGACCTGAACGTGGCGATGAGTAACTAGAGCAGGAGCAGTGCCTTGGAGCATTTTACGCCCCCTGCCCCGGCTGAATCCGCTCGAGACAAGTTACTGAAGGATATGAAGCGTACCAAAGGCGTGCGCTTCAACGCTTCGAAGAGGATCGAAGAAACAGAGAGGAAGCGAACTGCGAGTACAGCCTATGCATCTGCGGCAGTCGTTGTCCTAACGCTGCTGCCAGTGTTCTTTCCGATGCCTCAATGGGTGGAGAACGCCATTGCTCTGACCACCGTTGGGTTCTCGATTTTCATTCTCGCGTCGTCACTGCTACAATCCGGGAATGCAGGGCCCGTTAAAGCGGATCAATTTCACCGCTGCGCATTAGAGGTGAATTCGCTTCGTCGGGAGCTGCTGTCAAAACACGATGATGATGCTGCAGTCCTATCGACTTACTCCAGCCGCTACGACGAGATACTCAGGCGCTATAGTATCAACCATGATACGGTTGACTACGAAAAGTACAGACTGGAACATCCGGATGAGTTTCCTTCTGTTGCTGCAGAGGATACCGCGTCCGCGCGCAAGGCTATTAGCCGAACCGACCATGCTCTCAATATTTCTATTCCTACAATAGTCACGCTGACCGGTGCTTTAACCGCTTTGGCGGTCGGTTCTCGGGTCTTTTCAGACCTCATCAACGGCATCCTTAGGTGGCTCGGGCTGCACTGAGGCCGTTGCAGCAGAAATCTCAATCTCGTCCGGCTCCTGCTCCGAGAGCTTGCCATATTCTTCAATCGCCGCATCGAGCCCTGGCAGCGAACCGTCCTCAATGAACGTGTTGACCAGCGCGTCGGAGACCGCATCACGCGGGATGATCTCCTGCCCTGGCGTAGTACCAACCAATTGCCGGGCCGCATCGGCCTTCGTCTTGAAGACGTCGGCCTTCTCCTTCTCCGACATGCCCCAGAGCGGAGCCCATTCGTAATAGATGTCAGGGTCGCGCGAGCCGAGCGCGCTTCGGATCAGGCACTCGTCGAGGCGAGCCATCGCCGGCGTCATCTCGACGGTCTGCATTGCCTGCAGGCGGTCGTAATAGTTCCGCAGGTCGCTTTCGCCGGTCGCGTTCATGCCGGCCGGTGACTGGCCGAGCAATCGCGTGGCCGGAATGTCCGCGGCGCCCGACACGATCTGCAGAAACGACATGAGGACTTCCGGCAGCGTGGCGAAGCTCGCCGTCTTCTGCTCGTATTCCTCTTCCTTGTCGAGGAGGAGGTCGCCGTTGATGCCCTTCGCGGTGGCCGCGAGGGTATAGCGCTCAAGGATCTTCGCCCGATACTCTGCATTGCCAAGGTTCTGCATGAAATCCGGAATGCGGATCACGTTGACCTTCGCCTCGAAGACGAGGCTGGCGATGTTCGCCGCGGTACCGTCGGCCTGCTTGATGGCATCGACGACAGACAGGAGCACGCTGTCGCCCCAGCCGGCATAGGTCGTGGTTACGATGTCCTCGTCCGGCTGCTGGCTGCCGTTGAAGACGACGAGGCGCGACGGGTGAATTTCCACCTGCGCGCCATCGGCAGAGTTCAACTGGTAGACCTTCGGCTTGCCGTACCATTCCGACGCCGGATCTCGATCGATCTCGCCGGCCGTGAGGTGACGACGAGTCATGACCGTGAGGTATTTCAGGTCGCCCTTGCCGATGCGCTCGACCTCAAGCGGCGCCGTCAGGTCCTGGTCGCCGGTCCCGATGACGAGCGCGGCGCCACCCCAGAGCCGCGCCTTAATGCGAGTCTCGAGCATCTTTCCCATGACGTTCAGGCGCTTCTCTTCGGCCTCGATGGCCTCAATCTGCGGCTTCTTCGCCTGCCAGTCGCGCCAGGCGCGGACGCTGTCGAATGCCGGGATGTCGACGATCTTCTTGGGGAGCCACGCGCCTCGATAGGCGTTGAGCAACTCCTCGTCGGTGAGCACCGGCATCGAGTAGACGTTGGCCGCCGCCTTGTCCCTGCTGGTGCCCAGGCTGGCTACCATGTTTGTCAGGCTGTCGCGGACGAACGCGATGATATTGGCCATGTCCGCTCCTAAACGTTCGACAGCGTGAAGGATGAACCTCCAAGCATTAACTCGGTGAGAGCCCAGACCAGGGCGTCGGCCCTGTCAGGTGAACCCTCCCCGAGGTATCCAGATGGAGTGAAATTGCACATCTGGTCTTCAAGGTCGGGGAAGTCCCCGACGTGATGAACCTTGCCCTGCTCATAAAGGGCGCTGATTGGCTCTGCTCGCACCGCTTTGCCTCGGCTGGCGACAACTTCCTTGAAGGGCGCGGTCTTGTCAGCCGTCGAGACGGTGAAGCGCACCATGTCGCCGCCGAAGTTCCGTTCCCCGATGATCCGGTGCGCCTGATGACGATGGTAGAGGTCGACCGCTCGCCTGCCCCATCCTTCTGGCGACAACTGGCAAGTGCCATCCTCGAGAATGTAGCCATGCCCATCGATGCCGAGCCCGGCGACGATGATACCGATGTCGTCCCCAGCCCCATCGCCTCGCGTACCGGAGGGGTCGACGGAAACGACGATGCGGCGCATTTCGGGAGCGTTGGCGACGCGCAGGCTGTCTATGCCCGGCATCAGCTTCCCGTCAGGCGCCTTGCGATCCTCAAGCGCCCATAGAGCGCCGCTGACTTCGCTCGCCCATTCTCCGGCCTCAAACCGCAACCTTTTCGCTGCGGACATCGAGGCCAGAACCTCGAAATACTCGGGCGGCAGGTTCTCCGAGTTGTCGGCAGGATTAACCTGCATCTCGGCATAGTCTTCCGGCTTGGCCAGCTTCTCCTTCGTGCCCGGCTTCATCTTCGCCCGGAACATCTGGAAGCTCCAATGGAGCTTAGATGGCGGGTTGCAGTCGAAGTAGGCTTTGAGAGCCATGAACCGCCGTCCAGTCGCGGCGGCTATCGCCGGAGCAAGCTCGCACTTCTGAGCCAAGCGAGACATTGCCGTTTCGACCGAGGCCCATGGGATTTGGCTGCTCTCGTTGAAATAGAGAGTGGCGTATTCCTGCCCCAGGATCTTCTCGACCCGTTCCTTATCGTCGAGGCCGGCTATCCAGATCTGCGACCCGTTAGGCAGCTCGACGTAAAAGTCGGTCTTGTCAAACCGCACCCGAACCGACGGGAAGCAGAGGGTGAGAACCTTTGGCAGGGTATCGGACCAAACCGACGTCTTCGCGTGGTTGAACCGAAACCTGAATATGACGTGCCGCGAACCCGGCGCGTTGATCGCTCGCTGGATCAGCGCCCGGCAAAGAACGAAGGTCTTCCCCGATCGCGAGCCGCCGCGGAGCATGATGTTGCGCGTCGGGCCGGCAAGAAGGCGATTAGCCTCTCGCTGCTTCTCCGTTAATCGAGCTACCTGCATGGGTCACAGTTCGGCATCCTCTGGCAAGACATTGAGGCTCATGCTCCCAGAGTGCTCGACACGCTCAATAAACATACCGAGGTGCTTGGCGAGCTTCTCCAAGGCGCTGTTCTTGTCCCACACCTTGATCTTGTGGACGTGCTCGACTTCACCGTCGCCGATGTTGCGGGTCACCACTTCGACCGAAGCGACCGCGGCGGCTGTATCATCATCCCACTCTTCAGGTCGAAGCAGCCTGCCGTTCGCATCGAACACGCGGCGAAGATCGGAGAAGCCGATGCGAGAGAGCTCTTTCAGCACACGCTCGACGGTGGCTTCAGCCTTCAGGGCGCCCTTGCCTTGGATTTCGGCCACGCGGTCTTTGATGCTGTCATTTGCTGTCAGCCGCGAAGCGTTGCCTCTGTCGGGCTTATACCCTGCGGACGCATAAGCCTCATCAGCCGTCTTGCCTTTGGCGAGTTCCTGCGCGAACTTCTCGTGCCGCGCGTTTTTGAGGACTGGCATGGAGAGACCTTAGGAGGGATCATGATCGGTGAGAGAGAGTTTTTTCGTCAACGATTGCCGCATGGCAACGCATTTTGGTACACGATCTACCTTGACCCATCTGACGGAGTTCTAAGCGTTAGACGCTATTGGAGCTCTCAGAGAGGAGCCGAAGTGGAGATCGAGCAGCAGCCTCTTGCCGCCTATCTCGCGGACGGGAAGCGCACCAAAGCAAAACGCGCCGCCGGCGCTTATGTAGCTCGGCTTGCTTCAGCGCTGAACCAGTTGTGACGCTACTACGCTCTCCGGAGGGCACAAGTGGAGACATCGGGGGACCGGACGATTGGTCCGGGTCCCTGTTCCGGCATTGCGACGGCGCCCAGGATGCGCCATTGTTTGGACGGATTGTTTTTGAACGCTACAGGCCATGGACAAAGCAATCGAACGGATTGCGATCGCTGTGATTATCGCCTCTGCCTGCACGCTAGTGTGGCTGGTCTTTGCGTTCAGCTGAGCGAGGAAAAGACCAGCACCCACCGGTAGGTGCTCTTGTAGACCACCTGGAAAAGCTCGTAGCCCTTGGCGCGCCATTCGTTGGCTACCCGATCGAGGTCGTCCTCGCCGCCTTCCACTTCCACAAAGCGGTAGTGCATTGGCGTTCTCCTCAAAGCGAAAGCCCGACTACCAGTTACGGCGGCGGGGCTGGGGAATGTCAGGACGGGCCGGGATTGATACCGGCTGCCAGCGGCCGAACGCATCTAGCATCGACGCATCTCGTTCAATCAAGCTGGCGGTGATCGCCTGCACGTCCTTCCGTGCTGCCGTCCTGATCTGTGACCGTCTGGCGACCCGATATCGCCAGCTTGAGGCGGCCATCCGTTTTCACGGCGGCACGAAAGTGGTTGCGGCGACAGGATTCGAACCTGCGACCTCCAGCTTATGAGGCTGGCGAGCTACCGGGCTGCTCTACGCCGACATGAAATGGTGCCGGGCTACCCTCCCGGTTGGCCGCTGGGCCTTGGTGGCGTCACCCTCAGGTGGCCAAGGCTCCTCATAGGTCGGGGCGCAGCGGCTTCCCCTCGTATTTGGTGTATTCGCGATGGGGGATAGGTCCCAATAAATTAGCGCCTTTTCCTAGCCACATACCTCACCAGGGTGATGCAAAAGCGCAAACCGGAAAGCAAAATGATCCCGCACGCAAAAGTCGTGCTTGAAAGGGGGTCAAAATGAACCAGATTGCGTTAACATTCGCCTTTTTTGCCGCGCCGATCGCTCTCGCGCACGCCTCGCCAAATGTAAATCTGTCGGTGAACGGGTCGCAGATCGTGATATCGGCCTCGAACAATGAGGACCGCACTTACAGCTGCAGCGCCTCTTACCGTGCCACATACAGCGATGGATCACAGGTGATACCTGTTAACTTCGGCGTTCAGCCAAATTCTAGTGGGGCGGTTCATGTCAACGCCACGGGGTGGTCGGCGTCGTCTCTTAGTGCGAGTTGGGTAAACAGTCCAACTTGCCACTAATCGCTAGAGTGCGACCACCCTACCACATAGACGGTCATTGGGTGGTCGCGCTTGCCCAGTCGGTCTATCTGCTTTGCCAGCAGCACTGCCAAGCAAAGGTAACAAAAAAGGCCGGGGCGAAACCGCACCGACCTTCCTCATCATCGCTTGTCAAACCAGTGCCAGTACATCCGTGGTCAAAAGTCAAAAGCGATGCGGCAATTGCGAGCGGCGAGTTTGTCAGCGCTCATAAGCAATGCCGATGACCAGCATATAGGGGGCCACTGTGTTCCAAACAAGGTGGGATACGTGAAATCTGGACTTTAGGCGCATTTCTCCTACCGCCTATTTCGGCGGTGGCCCGGCGAGTGTTCCCTCGATTGAGGTCCGCAACTGAACAGCCACAAATCACTTCAGGAAACCTATACGGCTTTGCGCAGATTTTCAACCTCCGCGTCTGCCGTGAGGCTATTCAATTCACTGATAATTTTCTGAACCCGCTCTTTGATCTGCGGGCTTAGAGAATCTATAGCTCTCTCCGCCTGGTCGACCATGGAGACGCGAGCCTTCCTCCCCTTCGGCAGGATCTTGCGGAGTTGGCCGCGCAGGTGCTGGATTTGCTCGTGACGCTCGTTCTCCTTCCGGCAATGCTGCTCGTAAAGGAACGACTGCCGGCGCTCGTGCTCGGCGAAGTACAGGGACTCGATGGTGGTGTTTGGAAACTCGATCGGCCCATAGTTGGCGCCGCGGAGGAAGCACACGACGCCGTCGACCCGGCGCAACTCCTCGAAATTCAGCCTCGGCAGGTTCACGAAGGCATAGCCGACAAGGAACGGGAAGCGCTTCTGGAGGATCTGTTTCGTCCGGTGATGCCTTAACTCGGTGTAGAACGACGGCATGAAGATGTCGAAGCCGTCCTTGCGGCAGTTCCGCTCGATGATCGACTCCATGCGCCGGCTCTCCGGCAGCCGCTCGTCTACGGCCGCCATGCGCTGATAACCTGGCGCGACGCGGATAGCGTACCAACGTGATCTCTTCATGCTTTTCCCTCGTTCTTCTTCGGCAATGACCGAGCATGGTGTTTTCGGCAGTAGCGGCCCGTCGTTTCCGCCGCACAGAACAGGTACGGGCCGCCGGTATTTAGAGGCCAGCAGCATTCGCCGGCCGACAGTTGGTGGAGTTGCTTTGCGTGTGTGAGCCGTTCGGCGTCGTAGGCCGTGGCCGGTATCTCCGGTTCCGCCTGGAGCGCCGGCGCTTGCTGGCGCGACCGGCGTGTCGGCTCGCGCCTCGGTGCAGGCTTCCGCTTCTGGCGCGGTGGAAACCGGTCACGGTTGCGATAGGCGAGGCCGACGATGACGTTTCGCGAGACGCCAAATCTGCTGGCGATCTGCGACGCGGACAGGCCGTCTTTCCAGAGCTTGGCGGATGTCTCGATATCGACGGTGCGATGCTGGATGGTCATGCCGATCTCCTTTTCGATTTCGGAAGATCGAGACCGACGCCCGCAAGCACTTCACGCATTCGCGTTGCAGCTGATTCAATCGTCTCTAGGACGGTGATCGGGCTGCTCCAGCTTTCATGCAGGCCAAGTCTCGCGGCGACAGAAACCGCCTTGCAAAGACGCTGGATGTCCCACTCATGGAGCGTCTCGCCGTATTCCGCCTCCATAGCAGCAAGCAGTTCGGCTGCTTTGTCCCGGCTACCTACGCGCCGCTGCACTTCACTTTCGATGTCGCGCTGCTTGCGCTCGTCCCACTGCTTCCTGGCGTCGTTAACTGCCTTGCTGACGACGGCAGTGTCGACCTCACCGGCGCGCCGGACCAACGACGCTACGAATGCAACCGTGAGCGGCTTTGCCTCCAAGAGCCGCGCCTGTCTCGCCTTTTTGAGCGCGCCGTCCTTGCACCAGTAGACACCCCAGGTCGCCGGCACCTCGTCGAGCTTGACCATCTGCGCCGGGCAGACGAGCGACCATCGATGGCAATACTGCATGATCGGCATCGCCTTCTCGGGGTTCTTCATCTCACTCAGGAAATCGCTCCGGCTGACCTTCACCTCGAAGCCGTGGATTTCGTTGCCGGTCGATGGCCAAACGCCCATAGAGATCGCGTCAGCGTAACTCTTGATGCCATACCCGGTCGCGTTCGATACCTCGAAGAACGTCTGGTGCGACGGTGGAGCGTGCATGGCGGCGATCGCTGCCTTGACGTCCGACGATCTCACCTTAACCGCCTTCGCCTCATGCAGGTCGAGAAGGTCACTCATGCCGCCTGCTCCTCTTCCGCCGGCTCCGCCGCTTCGATGTCGGCCTTCACCTTGCCGCGATACGCCATCTGTTCGGCGGTGACCTGGCTGGCATCGGGAAGCGCCAGCATGCGTGCGAGCTCGTCGGCGCGCTCCGGCGATACCAGCGGCGGCTGGACGTTTAGCTTGGTCTGGATCCTGCTGCGGTTCACGCGGACGGCGATCGGCGACCAAATCTCGTCGATAGCCCACAAGTGGACCGTGCCGGCAGGCAGTTCCCGCGATTTGGCAAGCTGGGCGAATTCCAGATGGTCGACACCTTCGGCGACCCGGACGAAGCCCTTCTCTGCCAGCGCTATGGCGCGCTCACGCTGCGTGACGCGCAGGTCCATGAGCCCATGAGAGCTGGGAAGCGTTCGGCTGACGGAGTCTTCAATAGCCCTCAGGGTTTCCTGCTTGCGGATACGGTCCTCACGGATCAGACGGCATTCGGCGTTGGCCATGGCCGCAAGCTCCGCCGGCAGGGGTATGAAAGCCTTGTTGATGTTCTCGTATTCGCCCCGCTTCAGCTTCACGTAGGCCCGGCGCAGCCCATGGACGGGCACGTTGCGGAGGGAGAGGCGGTATTCTTCGACCGGGTTTGCAGCAGTGATCGTTTCGGAGATCCGCATGCCGCCGCTCATGAGGCCTTCGATGCACTGGCCGATCTCGTCGGCGCCGGCCGGGGCAAGCTGCTCAGTGAGAGCGGAAATCTCCTGCTGCAAGGTCGACAGTTTGGCCGGTAAATTGTTCATCTGGTTCACCGTAGAGTTCTCGTTTCAGCCTTGCGTGGATGTCGTGGTGGCGTTGCATGGAAGGGCTTTGGGGTCGTGGCGGCCCGTGACCGTTCTGGCGAGGAAGTCGCTCGACGGCCTTCCGGCACCAGGTCTTCCAAGTGAGATCCCAATCCAGCTTGACGCCTTTTTGCCCGGGCTGGGCCGGCCACCATTCGCGGAATTTCTCCGCTTCGGTCATGGCTTGTGCTTGGGAAAGGCCAACCGAGACGGCGAAGGCGATGTCGGGAGACCAGTCGACCGAAAGCCTCGTGCCGCGCTTTTTCGAAGAACCGCTAGGTTCTTCTTTTACTACTCTGGCTTCTGGCTTCTGGTTAGCATTGCGGGGGCTTTGCGGTTGCAATGCGTTTGCATCAACACTGACATTGTTTTCGTTATCTTTTTTACTCCAGCGGGCGCGTGCTGCTCTCGATCCTACCTCTGACTTTTCCGAGAGGTAGACTTGTTCTTTTTCGACGCGATCATTCCAGAGACCACCGTCGACACGAACGATTTTTCCTTCGTCGATGAGGGTCTCAATGGCTTTGGCGAATGCCGAATTGGAAGCGCCGCAAAGACGAGCCAGGCGCGCGTGATCCTCGGGGATCGGCTCGCCGCGCTCGTACATGGTCGCGATAAGGGTGATGTAGACGCCCGTCTCAACGGCGCTCATGCCGCGGGTGCCGGCCAACCAGTCAGAAGGAAAGAACCGTATCCACGGCATCTTGGCCATTTCACCACCACGACTTTTCTGTCTCGTCATAGCCGGCGAAACGAATGGGTTTACGGGGAGCGTTCAAAGCCGCCATCTGGCATACCGTCGGGCCCAGACGATCGCGGTTCATCTTCATGTTGATGGGGGTGTCGGCCTCGTGCTCCTTGATGTCCAAGGCCTCGGCGATCGCCATCGTGTCCGGGCCGAACTTGGCGTAGGCGTCGAGGAAGGTCATGCCACACCTCCCGGCTCGCGGAACAAACACAGGCCAGTATCGGTTGCGCCAGCAAAGAGGAGGCCTGAATGCCTAAGACGCCGATCCCGACGCCCAATGA